CGAGATCGCACGCATCGAGCGGGAGCATCCTTGGCTGAAGGGCCGGCAGATCCGAGGCGTGGCTGACCCGGCCATATGGGATACCAGCAGGGGAGAGAGCATAGCGGAGACGGCCATGCGGGCCGGCATCTACTTCGACCCTGGCGACAACGAGCGTATCCCCGGCTGGATGCAGGTCCACTACCGGCTGGCATTCGATGAGCAGGGATATCCCATGATGTATATCTTCCGTGGATGCAAGGCGGCCATCAGGACGCTGCCGCTCATGATGTACGACGAACACAAGCCGGAGGACCTGGACACAGACCTGGAGGACCATGTGGCCGATGAGGTGCGGTATTTCTGCATGAGCAGGCCCATCGCCCCGCGTGTGGAAGTGAAGAAACAACCGATATTCAGCGACCCGCTGAACCAGTTTGGCGGCGGGCGGTATGACGATTGGAGGAGATTATAATGGCAGACCCCATCAACGTCCAGGACGTGCTGGTGCAGCCCATCGGCGAGGAGCAGGTCCGCGAGGCCATGCAGATCCTGGAGGAGTACAAGCGAGGCAAGGCCAACCTGGAGCAGCGCATCGTGGACAACGAGCAATACTGGAAAATGCGGCATTGGGCGCAGATGCGGCCCAAGATCGGAAACCCCATGGACCCGCAGTACGCATCCGGCTGGCTGCTGAACATCGTGCTGAACCGGCACGCAGACGCTATCGACAACTACCCGGAGCCTAACTGCCTGCCACGCGCTGCCGATGACCAGGAGGAGGCAAAGAAGCTGACCAAGATCCTGCCCGTCATCCTGCGGCAGAACGGCTTTGCCCAGACCTACAGCGACGTATGGTGGTACAAGCTGAAGGCCGGCACCGGCGTTTATGGTGTGTTCTGGGACAGCAGCAAGCTGAACGGCCTGGGTGACATCGCCATCCGCAAGTGCGACCTGCTCAACCTGTTCTGGGAGCCCGGCGTGACCGATATCCAGCAGAGCAGAAACCTGTTTCACGTGGAGCTGGTGGACAACGACGTCCTGGATGAGAAGTATCCCCAGCTGAAGGAGAAGCGCAAGACCACCGCTGATACCGTGGTGAAGAAGTACCTTTACGACGACGCCGTAGATACCACGAAGAAAAGCCTGGTCGTCGATTGGTATTACAAGCGGAACCGTGGCGGCCGGGATGTGCTGCACTACTGCAAGTTCTGCGGCGATACCGTCCTCTTCGCCAGCGAGAACGAGCAGGAGCGGCCCACAAAGATGGACCCCATGACCGGTATGGAGGTCGAGGTAGGCGAGAGCATGGCCGAGCGCGGCTGGTACGACCACGGCAAGTATCCCTTCGTGTTCGACGTCCTCTATCCGGAGGAGGGTACGCCCTGCGGATTCGGCTTCATTGACATTGCCAAGGACAGCCAGCAACAGATCGACCTGATGAACCAGGCCATCCTTAAGAACACCCTGGCCGGCGCTACGCCCCGGTTCTTCATCCGGTCCGACGGCAGCGTGAACGAGGAGGAGTTCGCCGACTTCAGCAAGCCTTTTGTTCACGTCAACGCCACGCTGGGCCAGGACAGCATTCTGCCCATCACGACCACGCCGCTGAACGGCAACTATATGTCCGTCCTTCAGCAGAAGGTCATGGAGATGCGCGAGACCAGCGGCAACACAGAGGCCAACACCGGTAGCTTGCCGTCCTCCGTGACCGCCGCATCCGCTATCGCCGCCTTGCAGGAGGCCAGCGGTAAGCTGTCCCGCGATATGATCGATACGACCTATCGGTCCTTTGAGGAGATCTGCCTGCTGTGTATCGACCTGATCCGACAGTTTTACGACATGCCGCGCCAGTTCAGGATTGCCGGCGACATGGGCGTGCAGGAATTTACACAGTACGACAACCGGGGCCTGCAGCCCCAGCCGCAAGGCGATGCCTTCGGCGAGGACATGGGCTATCGGTCACCGGTCATCGACATCGAGGTGGTGCCGCAGCGTGAGAGCAGATACAGCAAGAGCGAGTACAACGAGCTGGCGCTCCAGCTCTATGGCGCCGGGATCTTCAACCCGCAGCTGACCGACCAGGCGCTGCTGACGCTGCAGATCATGGACTTCAAGGGCCGGGACGAGGTCATGCAGAAGGTGGCCGAGAACGGCACCCTGGCCCAGCAGCTGGCGCAGATGACACAGACGGCGCTGATGCTGGCGCAGATCGTGGACCAGGCCAACGGCACAAACATGGCAGACCAAATCGCCGCCCAGGTCAACGGCCAGCCGGCACCAGCCCCCATGGGCCAGCAGCCGGAGCTGAAGGAAGGCAAGGAGAGCGGCGTGACCGCCAAGGCCCGCGCACAGAGCAGGGCCACCACGGAGGTGAAGCAATGATCAAATGCAGATGGATCGCACCCTGTTCCATGACCTTTGAAGGCCACGCTGGCTATGCCGAGAAGGGCAAGGACATCGTGTGCGCCGGCGTCTCCACCCTTTGGGGAACGCTGATCGAGGAGCTGAAGTCCCGCGAGTGGGACGGCGAGGGCGAGATCTCATACAAGGACGGTGCCATCTCCTTCAAGGCCAAGAACGAGGCCGATATCGAGCGCGTTTACGCCATGGTATGGCGAGGCATCCTCCTCCTCGCCAGCAAGTTTGGCGAGTACATTGACGCGGAGCGGACGTGGTGACACGCCCGCTCTTTTTTTGTGCGCAGGGGGGCATAGAGAACGCAATGTCGTTTGTGAGACAATACAAATACCATGGGAATCGCCCACCCAGACGGGCAGACATACGGTGTCGTGAGCCGAAAATCACAGGAGGATATCTCTATGCTGTACGATTACATCAAAAACTGGTCCCTGCAGCTTTTCGGCGAGGGCGGCGACGGCGCATCGGCGCCCGCCGGCGAAGGTGAGGGACAGCAGCAGGCCGTAGAACAGCCGGAGAAGGCGTCGTTCGACGATCTGCTGAAGGACCCGGACTACAAGAAGGAGTTCGACAAGAGAAGCAACAAGGCGGCCTACGCGGCCCGGAAACAGGCCCAGGCTGAACGTGCCAAGCTGAACCCCATGTTTGAGGCGCTTGGCCGCAAGTATCAGCTGGATGTTTCCGACCCGGCAAAGATCGACCTTGAGAAGCTCTCCGCAGCCGTGATGGCTGATGACGCGCTCTTTGAGAAAGAAGCCGCTGACATGGGTGTGACGGTGGACGGTCTGCGCAGAATCCGTGCCGCCGAAAACCAGATGGCAGAGGCTGAAAGAGTCCGGCAGGAAGAAGAGTCCCGTGCTGCGTGGCAGCGCCTGGTGGATGACGGAGAGCAGCTGAAGCAGCTGTATCCCGGTTTCGACCTGGAGGCGGAGCTGGATAACCCGCAGTTTGGGAAACTGTTGGCGGGTCTGCAAGCATCTGGCTTCAAGGACGCGCTGCGTACCGCTTATGAGTCCGTCCATCATGACGAGATCATGAGCGGCGCCATGCAGTACGCTGTGCAGAAGACCAAGCAGCAGGTGTCCAACAGCATCCAGGCAGGGCAGAGACGTCCTGCCGAAGCAGGAGCGGCATCCGCAGCCGCACAAACCCACATCGACCCCTCCAAGCTCACCAAGCAGCAGCGCGAAGACATCCGCAAGCGCGTGATGAGAGGGGAGGTCATCACATTCAACTGAAAGGAGTAAATACCATGTTCGATATCTTCGACATCCAGCGTTTCGCCGAGGGCGGCGGTGCGCTGACCAACACTACCACCCAATACGTCAACAGCTATACCGGTGCCACCACGGCCTTCGCCGGCGTCAACACCCTGACCCCCGAAATGAAGACCTACTACGACACCGAGCTGTTGGAGAACGCCCGCCCCGAAATGATCCACGCCCAGTTCGGCCGCAAGCAGAGCATCCCCAAGGGCCGTGGCAAGTCCATCGAGTGGCGTAAGTTCAACACCCTGGCCAATGCCGCCGTGCTGGTCGAGGGCGTCATCCCCACCGGCCAGAAGCTGGGCGTCAGCTTCATCAACGACAATATCGACCAGTACGGCACCTACGTGTCCGTCTCCGATATGCTGGAGCTGACCGCCATCGACCCCGTCATCCTGGAGGGTCAGACCGAGCTGTCCGCCTCCGCCGGCCGCACCCAGGACGAGCTGACCCGGAATGACCTGATGGCCGGCACCAACGTGATCTACGCCCAGAAGAACACCGACGGCGCGCTGACCGACGTGGCCAGCCGCAGCGCCCTGACCGCTGCCTGCAAGCTGACCCCCGACACCATCAATCGTGCCGTGACCGCCCTGAAGAAGATGAACGCCCCCACCATCAACGGTGACTACGTGGCCATCATCCATCCTTCCGTGGCCTACGACCTGCGTGCCAGCGCCGAGTGGCTGGACGTCCACAAGTATGCCCAGCCCGACGAGATCTTCAACGGCGAGATCGGCAAGCTGCACGGTGTGCGTTTCGTCGAGACCACCCAGGCGAAGATCTTCAAGGGCGGCAGCGGTGACCCCACCGGTCTGGCCGTGTATGCCACCCTGGTGCTGGGCAAGGACGCCTACGGCGTCGTGGACGTCGAGGGCGGCGGCCTGCAGATGATCGTCCACAACAAGACCGAGGCCGGCGGCCCCCTGGACCAGTTCTCCACCATCGGCTACAAGCTGACCACCAACGGCGCCAAGATCCTGTATGAGGATCGTATGGTCCGTATCGAGAGCTGCAGCACCTACAGCGCTACCGACGTCGCCAACTGATCAACCGGGGAGGGGAGGGGTCTTCCCCTCTCCTCCCGGCAAATAAAAGGAGGAACATATCATGGCTGAATCCAAGAAGGCTCCGGAGAAGGAGTACGACATCTGGGCCGACATGGTCCCTGTGACCCTGCCCCGCGCACCCAAGGGTGAGCAGAATTTCCAGTTCGTGGGCGTCAACGGACGGACCTTCCAGGTCCCCCGCACCGGCAAGCCCGTGGACGTGCCGCGCCCCGTGTATGAGGTGCTGATGCACAGCGCCGAGATGGCCGACTATGCCGCCGACCGCAAGGACGCGCTGCAGGAGACCGAGTAAGTACGGATATAAAAGGGCGGGTCGCCAGCCCGCCCTTTCCCCATACAGGGGTGTAGCCAAGCGGGAAGGCAAGGGACTTTGACTCCCTCACGCGCTGGTTCGATCCCAGCCATCCCTGCCATAAAGGAGTGATAACTATGACCGTAAAAGACCTGATGGAGATGGTGGACCGCCTCCATCCCAACCAGTTTTCCACGGCTGACAAGCTGGCATGGCTCAACCAGGTGGAGCAGACCATCTTTCACGACGTCATCATGACGCACCGGGACGCGCCGGTCGATGTGGCACCCGTCTACGATGACGCCACGTCCACGGAGGAGCTGCTGGCCGAGGACCCGTGGTCCAGGCTTTATCCGCTGTGGATGCACGCGCAGATCGCCTACTATAACCACGAATCGATGCAGTACGACACCGCCGCCCAGGCGTTCAACAGCGCCTATGACGACTACTGGCGGGCCTATAATCGGGCGCATATGCCGGTGGGCCGGGTCAATCATCTGCATCTCACGGACCGGAGGTGGGGCTATGGAGCTGCCAATCTTTAAGCTGTTCCGCCGGCGGGAGACCAGCGACCTGTCCAGGAACCAGCAGTTCCTGGACGTGTTCGGCGGCTACAACCACAACCTGCGGATCCGGGAGGGCGAGTGGTACGACGAGACCCACATGAGCGCCATGGAGTATCCGCTGCTGCGCACCAGCCCCAGCAGGGCAGAGGTGCGGAGCGTCACCAACCCAGGCGGCATCCTGGCCAAGGACAACATGGCAATCGTCACCGGCACGAACATCAGCTTCGGCGAGTACAACATCGACCTGGGATTGACAAGCGGTCCCAAGCAGCTGATCAGCATGGGTGCGTATCTCATCGTGTGGCCGGACAAGAAGTACCTGAACACCCAGGACCTGTCCGACTACGGCAGCCTGGAGGAGAGCAGGACCACGGCCTCCACGGTATCTGTGACGCTGTGCCGGCAGGACGGCACCAGCTACGGGTCCTATACCATCTCTGCCACGGCACCCACCAACCCAGCCGCCGGCGATATGTGGCTGGATACCAGCAATCCGGATGTTCCGGTGCTGAAGGAATGGAGCGACACCAGCTCCATGTGGGTGACCATCCCCACCACCTATGTCAAGATCGCTGCCACCGGCATCGGGTCCGGCTTTGAACAGTACGACGGCGTCGAGTTCGACGGATTCACCGGAGACCTGGATGCGCTGAACGGCAGCCATGTCCTCTATGCCGTGGACGACGACTACGTGGTGACCGTGGGCGTGATCACGCAGGCCAGCTTTTCCACCGACAACGCCATCACCATCACCCGGACCATTCCGGACATGGACTTTGTCTGCGAGAGCGGCAACCGGCTATGGGGCTGCAAGTATGGCCTTGTCAACGGCAAGGCGGTCAACGAGCTGTACGCCTCTGTGCTGGGCGACCCGAAAAACTGGAACCGTTTCATGGGTCTGTCCACCGACAGCTGGAGCGCCAGCCGTGGCAGCGACGGCGTCTTTACTGGGGCCATCTCCTTCCAGGACCATCCCATGTTCTTCAAAGAGAATTGCATCGAGAAGGTCTACCCCAGCAGCACCGGCGCACACCAGGTGGTGACCGTGGATTGCCGTGGCGTGCAGAAGGGGTCCTGGCGGTCCTTGGTCATCGTGGACGAGGTGCTGTTCTACAAGAGCATCAAGGACGTGTGCGCCTATACCGGGTCCCTGCCGGTATCGGTCAGCGGTGAGCTGGGTGACCAGAGCTACAACAGCGCCAGGGCCGGCGCCGTGGATGGCGTGCTGTATATTTCGATGCACGATGGCACCAACTGGCAGCTGTACACCTACGACACAAAGCGGCAGTTGTGGCACCGCGAGGACAACACCCACGCCATGATGTTCGCCGAGAACGACGGCATCCTATACTACATCGACGAGGACGCGGGGAAACTGATGCACTTTTCCGGCGCCAGGACCGGCACCCAGGCGTGGAGCATCACGTCCGGCGTCATCGGCTTGGAGATGGCGGAGAACGAGTACGTCACCCGCTACGTCATCCGGCTGGAGAGCGAAGGCCCGGTGCAGCTGGACGTCAAGTATGACAACGGCGAGTGGCTGGACAAGGGCGAGGCCATCCGCTCCGGCCTTGGATCTATCGTCATCCCGGTGGCCCCGCATCGGTGCGATCATATGCAGTTCCGCCTGTCTGGTTCGCATCATTCAAGAATTTACAGTATTGCGAAATACGTCCAGCAAGGTTCGGACGTCCATTGGTAAAGGAGGTATATCCATGAATCTTTCCTACGGCAGCCGTGGAGATTCCGTCAAGCAGCTGCAGCAAATGCTCAACGGCAAGGGCTACAAGCTGGACGTGGACGGCATCTTCGGCAACAATACGCTGTCCGCCGTCCGGGACTATCAAAGTAGGAACGGACTCCAGGTGGACGGCATCGTCGGCAGCAAGACCTTCGGCAGCCTGCAAGGTCCTTCCGCCGGCCTCAACCCTGTGACACCCGGCACCACCACCATGTCCAGCCGGCGTTCCGGCGTCAGCGACGACACCTACCAGCACCAGCAGCAGTATGAGAAGGGATACCAGCCCTCCGACGCCGTGAAGGCCGCGCAGGAGTATCTCAACCAGATCACCCAGCAGAAACCCGGCGAATATCAAAGTCCCTATGCGGGCCAGCTTGACGCTATGTATGAGCAGATCCTGGGCCGCAAGCCGTTTTCCTACGACCTGAACGCGGATATGCTCTACCAGCAGTACCGTGATCAGTATAAGTTGCTGGGCCAGCAGGCCATGATGGACACGATGGGCCAGGCGGCTGGCCTTACCGGCGGCTATGGTTCCAGCTACAGCCAGAACGCCGGCCAGCAGGCTTACCAGGGCTATCTGCAGCAGCTCAATGACAAGGTCCCGGAGCTGTACCAGCTGGCGCTGCAGAAGTACCAGGCCGAGGGCAACGACCTGATGGAGAAGTATGGCCTGCTCAATGACCGCGAGAACACCGCCTATGGCCGGTATCGTGACCAGGTGGGTGATTGGGCCGATGAATACGCCAGGGCCTATGGCCGCTACGGCGACGAGCGCAACTTCGACTACGGCACCTGGTCCGATATGCTCAACTACTGGACCAACAAGGCCAACAGCGAGAACGAGGAGTGGTGGCAGCAGACCCAGTTCGACTACCAGAAGCAGCGCGACGCTGCCGAGGACGCCTACAGATGGGCCGCGCTGAACGCACGCAGCTCCGGTGGCGGTGGGTCCGGCTCCGGCTCCAGCGGTACAAAGACAACTGTACCCAAGCCGAACAGCAAGCAGGAAGTGGCCATCGACGGCAAGCAGTACAAGGTGAACGCGAGGTATGAAGTTCCTGGCTACGGCACCGTCAACGGCAACCAGCTGTATGAGCTGTGGCAGCGAGGCATCGTAGACGTCGATAACAAGGGCAACATTATTCCCCGGAAGAAGCCTATCACCGGTCCCTTCAACATGATCCAGTAAAGGAGGCAGAACATGCCCAAACCCTCTTTCAGCCCCAAGGATAACCGCAGACGGTTTGAGGAGCTTATGTCCCGCCCCGCCGGCTCCAGCCTTACCGCCGAGGACGCCGCGATTTTTGACCAGGAGATCCAGCGTAGGCGCGACCAGGCAGCGGCCAGGGAAAAATTCCAACAGTATTGGAACGAGATGGCCAGCAAGGTCCACGGCGGAACGGCCACGGAACAAGAAAAACACAGCTACTATTCGGCGTTTGATGTCAACGCTGGGCAAGAGGCGCTGACCAACGCAAAGCAGGCGCTCGTTGCATATCGGCAGGGTGCCGCAAAGGGTCCGGAGAAGAAGAAGGTCATCAAGGACGCAAAGGCAACCATCGCCCAGTTGCAGGACGATTTGAGCGGCGCATATAAGGCACAGGGGATGGTCACGCCGCAGAAAGAGCAAAGCTTCTGGGAGACCCTGCTTGGTGTGGCAACAAATACCACCGGCAGGCCCCAGAGCGCCTTGCCTGGCATGCAGGAGGTGGACCGAGACCTTGTCGGCGGCGTCGTAGGTGGAGGCGCTTATGCAACCGGAGCCAGCTTGGCGAACGTCGGCGGTGTACTTACTGAAGGCGCCGCAGTAGTCAACGAGAAATTGTTTGATCAGCAGCACCGCCAGCAATACACGGCCGCACAAAACACGCTGGACTATGGTACACGTTTGCTTGAAACTGCTGTAACTGATGAAGACAGGGCCAAGGCGGAGCAGATGATCGCCTATGGCCAGCGGCAGCTTGATGCGCTGGAAAGAGAGCGGGCGCGTCAAACCAGGGACGTCAGGGCCGGCGCAGAGTCTGTGTATTCTGCTGCTGATAATCTGCAGGTGAGAAGCAGCGACCTTATCCAGAAGGCGAAGATGACGGACTTTGGAATGACGGACGCCGGTAACCTTCTTGTGGATGCCGGCGTGTCCGGTGTCCAGATGGCCGGCGATGCGCTTGCAAACGCTATCGTTCCTGGTAGTGGTCTTGCTGCCCTTGGTGTGCGTGCATTCGGCAGCGGCGCACAGGAGGCCAGACAGAACGGCGCGACCTATGGGCAGCAAGTTGGATTTGGACTTGGTACTGCGGCAACGGAGATCGCCACCGAAAAGATGTTCGGTGTCTTTGAGAACATCTACGGCGCCGGTTGGCTGGATAATACCGGCATGGCCAAGAGCCTTACCAAGGCAATCCAGAAGATGAACCTGACCCCGATTGGAAGAACAGCGCTTGAGCTGATCGGCAAGTCTGGGGAGGAGGCTATCGAGGAGTTGACGTCCGGTGTCGTCTCTCCTGTTTTGGATAGCATCTATAACGGCAAGAGCGTCGGCCAAAACTATGCAGAGATGGATCCGAGCGACCTGCTGCACGATGCGCTCGTCGGCGGCATTCTTGGCCTGGCCGGCGCGAATGGGCAAATCGCTCAAAACGCTGCGCAGACCCAGTATGTCGGCGAGACGTATAGGGGAAAGGACGACGGCGTAGCGACCTTGATTCAAGACACGTTCGCTCTTGATCCGGAGAACAAAACCGCACAGGCTGCGCAAAAGAAGCTGGACTCCGGCGGGAAGGTATCCGACTCCATGATTCGCCGAATGGTGGAGGAAAACGAGCAGCGGACCATTGGCGCGGACATGGCGTCTGTGCAAGATAGTGTCGCCGCACGTCTTGTCGAGCTTGGCGAAACGGAGGAGAACGCAAAGAGCCTTGCGTCTGTTGTTGCTAAACAATGGGCCAATGGGCAGGTGGCGGATTCTTCTGTATCGAAGCCCGACGTCAAGCTTTCTCACACCGAGCGGAAGGCGCTGGAAAACAGCGCCGCCGCGCAGCAAGTGGTTAAAGAGCTGAATGTGGAAGAGGACGCGCCGGAGTGGGTGCAGGGCATCGAGACCAAGCGCGTGAAGACCGGCACCCAGTATACCAGGGAATACAGCCAGCTTCGGGAGCGGCTGGTGCGCGAGTTTATCGACACGCAAACAGATCGCAAGGCCCTGGCCGTCGATGATACGGCGGAGCTGGAAAAGGAGTTCGGCAAGGCTGGTGCGGAGCTGTTCCAAAAGGCGGCGCCGAGGGGCGTAGATGGACGCGTGTATTACCACGCGTTCAATACTGCGTTCCTCTATGGCAGCACCGGCGGGACCCTGGAGGCCGCGCAGAAGGCCGTTGCTGGCCGCATCAGCGATACTATCGTCCAGGCGGCATATGACGCCGGCAAGGGCCGTGCGGACTTCCTGGCGCAGCAGAACGCCCAAAGAATGGCCGGTAAAATGACCGGTGCAAAGGTGAGGGGTGCCGGGAAGGTGGATATGTCCACCATCGACACCGCCGGTCTATCCGACGTGCAATGGGCCAGCATCAACGCTCTTCGTAAAATCGCCGAGGCGACCGGCATCAACATCCGGCTGTTTGAGAGCGGCACTCGCGCCGACGGTACGTTTGTGGGCAAGAACGGCGAGTATAACGCCAGCACCAACGAGGTGGAAATCGACATCAACGCCGGCAGACGTGCGATTGGAGATGGCCTGGCCCCCGTCATGCTGAAGACCATGGGCCATGAGCTGACCCACTTTATCCAGGAGAACAACCGGGAGGGCTATCGGCAGCTGAAGGAGTTTATCACCAGGCGGCTGACCGAAAAGGGCCACAACCTGGAGGACCTGGCGTGGACAAAGGTCCGCCGTTCGGAGGAATCCGAAGATACGGATACGCTGACTTATGACGAGGCCATGGACGAGGTGATCGCGGATGCCTGCGAGAACATGCTGAAGGACACCACCGCCATCGAGACGCTGGCCAAGGAGCATTGGAATCTGTTCAAGCAGATCCGCAACTGGATCCGAAAGTTCTGCAACGCCGTCCGCCGTGCATTCGCTGCTGAAGGACACGTCAGCCCGGAGGCGGAGATGCTGGCCGACGACATGGCCGAGGTCCAAAAGCTGTGGGACGACGCGTTTGTTACTGCCGTCCATAACTACCAGCAAACCGGCATGACCGCCAACGAGGTGACCGGTGACCAGGTGGACGTGAAGGAGTCCATCCGCGAGTCCATGGCCACCGCCGGTATCGAGGTGGTGCAGGACAAGGACACCGGCAAGCTGTCGTTCCTGATCAACGGCAAGCGGGTCTCCCACGTGACGGCGGCGCATATCGAGAACGAGTCCGCCTTCGGTCTGCTGATTAAGACGGCCCGCGATGGCATCGGCGAGGGCAAAGACCACGTCAAGGGCCACATCACCGGCGAAGAGGCCAAGGCACAGTTCCAGGGCGTGGCCGACATCATGAATCTGGTGTTGAATACCCAGAACCCGGAGATGGTGTGGGAGGTGGCCGGCAGCCAGCTGTTCTCCGCCGTCAAGTCCAACAGCGACGGGCAGTATGGCACCACCGTGGACTTCACCACCGTGTGCCGGAAGACGGTGGAAATGATTACGGCCATGTCTCACGCCATGATGGCCAAGGGCGGCGGTCTTACCAAGGCGGAGGTCACCGAGCTGCAGCGCAAGCTGATCGAGGCCGGCTCCCAGGTGCCTTGCCCCGTGTGCTACGTGTTCTCCAGATGGGCCGGCGTTGGCACTATCCTGGACAACATGTATAAGTTCCAGGCCAAATATGCAGACGCCACGGCGGAGGAAATCGAGGCCCGCATCGCGGAGCTGAAGAAGCGCAACACCAAGGCGGAGCGCAAGACCATCCGTGCCAACCTGGCTGAAAGCGACGAGGCGTATATCAGCCTGGCGTCCACGCGGGAGCGTGCCAACCAGGACAAGAAGACATTCCGTGCAGAGCTGCGGAAGGCGAGGAAGGCCGGCGACGCTGTGCTGATCGAGAGTCTGCAGCATTCCATCGACAACGCTGACTTCCTTGCGAAGAACGCGGCCAAGCAGATGAACGAGATGGTAGCTGGCCTGGATACGGCGGCACAGGAGCTATCCTGGCTGCAGCGGGTCCGGTCCAAGGAGGGTTACAAGCCCGTCCCCAAGGAGATCTTGTTTGATATGGCCAGCAGCGAATCCGTGGAGACCTTTATGCGGGATTATGCGGATTCCTGGGCGTATCGCACGACCCGTGGCCCCTCCGCCGGCAAGGCCATCCTGCCGTACTCCGACATGAAGCTGGGCGACATGATCCAGCCGCTGAAGGCCAAGTCCAGCGACGGAAACAAGACCTTTGCCGACCCGGTCTCCATCAAGGGAGAGTGGAACAGCGCACAGCAAAAGGCCATCATCAACGCCATTGCCCGCGTCCGGGCGCAGAACCTTATCGGCGGCCAGCGGTTCCAAAGCACCAGCGACTTCCGCTATGACTACGCGCTGGATTATATCCAGGCGTTCTTTGAGGCACAGGCGCTGGGGTCCAACATGCAGACCTACACCAAGATCATCGAGTTCGGCGAGATGGTGGCAAAGATCGGCGGCGACGTCAACTTGTCCGTCATGCCCCGGAACAAGGGCTATGAGAATGGACACCTGATTTTCTCCAGCGTGACCGGGATCGACTTCAACGCGGCACGCCGCTTGAGCGAGATGTACGACAGCGCCCAGCTGATCCTGGTTGGCATCAACGACGAGCATATCCGGCTGGCCCTGGAGGACAGCGAGGAGACCGGCGGTATCCACATCGGGTTCGTCATCCCGTATCACACCAGCGGCGCATCCATTGAGGAGTTCATCCGTGCATTGGTCAGCAATCTCAACGAGGACTTCGTGCGGAGCAACTACCAGGACTACAGCGACGTGCAGACCGACCACGCGAAGAAGGCAGCGGATGTGACGGAGGACCAGTTCCGCCGGCGCGATCTCCGCAAGCGCATTCTCACCGGCGGCGAGATCACCGCACAGGACCTGGCGTTGATGGAGCGCGATGCCGCCAACCGGACCGACCTTGCCGGCAGGACCTTTGAGGACCTGCTGGATGTGGAAAATCGCGCCCTGGCTGGTGACCAAGACGCGATCCGCGAGTATGAGAGCTGGTCCGCAGGAGTGCTGCAGGACCTGTACGACAAGATGTGGACGAAGGGTGGCTCCGAGTACGGTGTGCGGCTCAATTCCAAGCAGGCCGAGGCTGTCATGCCCCACGAATACTGGGACAAGACCACCAACCGTGGCACGGCGTACATCAATGGTTTCATCTTCCGGTCCTACTGCTACAACATGGGCCTGTCGCCCCGCTTTACCGGCATCAGCAGCCGGGGCGAGGTGAACCACGGCAACTTCCGGGAGTCTCGCGGCTACTGGAAGACCTTGATCGACCGGGCCATGTACGCCAACGACGGCAGCTACCGCGACCAGCAGCACATCAACCTGTCCAATATGCCGGCCGGCATGATCTCTCCGGAATACGCCGAGACCCATTGGGGCGAGTACAAGGTGGCCGAGCCGGACAGCAGTAGAGCGGAGCGGGTCGGGCGCGAATTCGGTCTGTCGAAAAGCACGTTTGCCGATTCGACCACCGGTGAGCGAGTGCAGTATTCGGCCCGTGAAGGTGCGGACCCGGAGCCGCTGCGGAATCCCGACGGCAGCATCAAGTACGTCTACAAGGCGTTCTACGCCATGGACGGCAAACTGTATCCTCCTATGGTGGCCAACCTGTCCGACGAGGAGAAACGCCGCGTAAAGGGTGCCGTCAGCGGCACCCAGCGCAGCCTGGATACCCCGGTGGGCATTTGGCTGGATGCTGATATCGGTGAGCTGGCCCTGGATGAAAACGGTGAGCCGCTGCGGAATACCCGTGGCCGCCTGGCTGTTGTCAATTCCAAGGGCGGCGGCACGCTAGCCTTCCGTCCTGGCTGGCATCTGGGCGAATGGCCTGACGCCAAGCAGTTCAACAAGAACAGCGCGGAGTACGGCGCAAGATCCGTTATGCCGGCAAGCCTTGTCTTTGCGAAGTGCGAGATTGCAGCGGACCGGGACTATCAGCTTGAGGCTATGGAGCTGGGCATGAAGGAGAACGGCAAGTTCGACAGAACGCAGGCTGGTCTTCCGTATGTCCCTATGGACGGCTACTACAAGTACCGGACCAACGTGGACCCCACTACGGCACCCTGGTACATTACCGGCGCCATGCGTGTTGTGGAAATCCTGGACGACGATGATTGCGCCCGGATCTGCGCGGAGTTCGGCGTCACGCCCAGCCCAAGAAAAGGCGGTAAGATCAACCTTGCCGACTATGGCCTGAAGCGCGGCCCTGTGACCCCGACCGCAAATCCGGAGGCATACCGCAAGAGCGACGCAGCCAAACGCAACGAAGCCGCCCTGCGGGCAGCCATGGAGGACGAACGGTATTCGGACGCCTACACCCCGCATCGCATCAACTTTGAAGACAAGAAGATCCGTGCGGAGTTTGAGCGGAATCGGCAGGACGCCGAGTATTACCGGGAGCAGTATGGCAGGACCAGCCGTGTGCAAAATTCCGACCGCGACGCCGAGTATCTGGAACTGGCCAAAGACCCGACGAAGAACGCGGCACGGCTGCAGGAGATGGTGGACGAAGCGGCGAGAGATGCGGGGTATAAAATTGGCACCGTGTATCATGGGACCCCAAGCAATTTTACCGTTTTTCGTTCCGACAAGGCCAAAACGCATACCGGGCATTATACTTCTTTGCTTGGCCATTTCTTTTCAACAAACCGGGATGTAGCTAAACGGTTTACAGATGACTCTGGCCGCCTTGTAAAGGCAATCCTAAAAGACGGGTCGTATAAGGAGTTTTACTCTACGTCAACGTCGAATTCTCTGTTTTCCGGGAGCATGTGGGGAGGCAGTACCGGCGTTGATTCTTTCTCACTACTTGAAAGCGATATCCGGGATTTTGCCAAGAAAAACATCAAGAATTATCCGGTTATCAACGGCTCCGATGGTTACCGGCAATTGCTGTCGAGCGAGGGATATCATGACCTGTTCGGGAAGTATGCCAAGTATGACACATGGTTGAGAAAAGAAGTAGATCGGATCGTAAAGGACTATGTCGAGCAGCTCAAGGCGGAAGGCTATGAGGGGATTGTCATTCGGGGTACCTTGGTCGATGCCCTTGGTGTTTCAAGCGTAAAAACATCGGACCCTCCGAGCATGTATATCGTCTTTGACTCCAACCAGATCAAGTCCGCCGACCCCGTAACCTACGACGATAACGGCGATATCATCCCTCTGTCCAAGCGTTTCGATACAACGCAGGAAGATATCCGCTATTCCGAGCGCGACGTCGAGGCCATCAGCGACCGTGAGCTGCTGGCCAACGCCTTGGCAACCGTAGCACAGAACCCGGCGGAGCGGGACATCCTCCAGCGCTACCAGGCCAAGACGGCGGAGCTGGGCGAGATCCAGACGAAGCTGGCTGAACAGCGGGCCTTGATGCGCGACCACATCAGCGGGGCCAAGAAGCTGTCCACCGAGGATCTGCTGAAGGCCAGGAACCGCGCCCAGCTGTACGCAAAGCAGCTGGACCGTGCCGACCGTGAGCTGCTGAAGCTGGAAAGCATGGGTCCGGTGAAGGCTATGCTGGACCGGGAACACAAGGCATATCGCAAAGCCCTCAAGGCCGAGAAGCGTGCCGAGGCCCTGCGCCAGCGGTACAACGAGAAGCTGACCCAGCAAATCGAGGACAGCCGGCAGCGTATGGCCAACTATCGGCAGAAGCGGAAGGAGACCGAGGCGCGGCGGAAGTACAAGGACAGAATCAAGCGTATCGCCAACGATTTCCGGCAGATGCTTCTGCACCCGACGGATTCCCGGTATTCGCCCGTAGAGCTGCTGTCCTCTGCCTATGAGATCGCGCTGATGCTGGATACCAGCGGAGAGCGCGAGGACACCAAGGCGAAGGCCAAGTTTAACGAGCAGATGCGCCGGCTGGACGACCAGTACAGGGCGCTGCAGGAGAGCAAGGACAGCGACTACGCCACCGAGTACGACACCGATTTCGCCGACATGGTCACCCAGCTTCGCCAGCGCCTGGCCGGCAGGGCCATCCGGGACCTGTCCGTGACCGAGCTGGAGGATGTGGCAAACGTGCTGCATGACATCAACGAGATGCTGAAGCAGGCCAAGTATCAGCTGGGCAAGGCGGAGCGCGTCACGAACTACTCCGTCGGCGAGAGCATTATCCAGCAGCAGCGCGAGTACGCGGCAGAAAGCAGAAGCAAGGGTGCGCAGATGGCCGCCGGCATCGAGCGGCTGTCCGCCAACACAATGCGCAATGTCCGCCGCATGACCGGCTACGACGACACCGCAGCGCTTGCACAGCTTGTGCAGGATCTCAACGAGGGTATCCGCAAGAAGAACCAGTTCTCCATGGAGGCAAACAAGCTCTTCGACCGGCTGGCCGGCAAGCGGATGCAACAGGCCACAACGGAGCAGAAGACCTACAGCCTGGGCGGCACCCAGGTGCAGATGACCGAGATGCAGGCCATGCAGCTCATCCTGTCCTGGGAGCGCGAGGCCAACAACGACATCACCAAGCACCTGACCTCCGGCGGCATCCTGATTCCCAACGCAGCGCTGATGAAGAAGGGCCAGGGCAACGAGGCCGTCCGTGTGGGTACGATGGCAAACGGCATTACGCAGGAAGACATCACGGCCATCTATGAGAGCATGGACGAATGGGCCAGAGACTACATGGACGCGGCGCGGTACTTCTTCAACGTGCTGGCACAGAACGCCATCAACGAGGCCACCATGCAGACCAAGCACCGGCGGATCGCCACCACGCGGAATTACATCCCCTTTGAGATCGACCCGGACACCGTCGCCCAGGAGATCGAAGGCGTCAAGTTCGACGCCACCATCGAGGGCATGGGCATGTTGAAATCCGTGCAGGAAGGCGCGGCCAACGCGCTGGTCATCCGTGGCCTGGATACCATCATCCAGCGGCACATCGAGAAGGCTGGCCAAGTCTACGGCCTTGCGGTTCCCATCCGCAACTACAACAAGGCCATGGCCATCCGGCTCATCGGCGACAGCAGAACGGCCCGCGCATCCCTGCATTCCGAGGACCTCAAACTGCTCGACGCTGCCGTGCGCGACCTGCAGACGCCGAGAACGCGGGACCGCAACGCCGTGACCAAGCTCATGGACCGCCTGCAGAGCGCGTTCGTCAAGTCCACGCTGCTGTCCAACGTGAGCGTCACCATCAAGCAGGCGGCATCCTATAGCACCGCAGGCCTGTATCTCTCCCAGAAGGCGCTGGTGCCGTATCAGGGTACCATCGCAAAGCTGTTCGCCAACAACGACAGCAAGTTCGCACGGGACCTGTTCGCCGAGATCGACGAACACACGGCCGCGCACTACATCCGCCGGCAGGGCATGTCGCTGCAGGAGGCGGCAATGATCGCACAGGACCAGGGCAAGCTGACCCGGCTGATGGACGAGCGCATCAAGAACGACGCGCTGAACCCGCTGAAATGGATCCAGAACATGGACGTGGCGACCACCGCCGCGCTGTGGCTTGCTACCAAGCGGCAGGTGGAGATGGACGGCACAAAGCCCGGCGACAGCGACTACTGGACCAAGGTGACGGAGCTGTACAACAAGGTCATTGAGGACACCCAGCCCATGTACGACGTTCTGCATCGACCGGAAATTCAGCGAACGACCGACAGTTTCCTCAAGTCCATCCTCATGTTCAAGACCCAGCCCCTGCAGAATGCCGGCATTATCTGGGACGCCGTGGGACAGTACGCGGCAGCGCAGAAGAGCGGCAAGGGCGTGGCCGAAGCCAAGGCCAAGCTGGGCAGGGCGGTAGGCTCCCAGGTGGCGTCGCTTGCTGTGTTCGCGGCCATGTCGTTCCTGGCCTACGCGGTCAAGAACCGGCTGGGACGGTACAAGGATGATGAAGAGGAGCTGACCGTCGAGAGCGTGATGAAGCGCATCCTGCTGGATATGGCCAGCAACAGCGCCGGCCTTGTGATGCCGCTGTTCGGTTCCGAGGCGTATACCGCCATCGACGGTATCGTGACCCGCATCACCACCGGAAAGCAGGCTTACGACGCCCTGTCCGCCCCGATGCTGGACATGGTGAACGGCTGGATCAAGGACGTTGGCACCGTGTTTACGCACCTGTCCGACCTTGACAGCCACGCCGGCGACATCCCGTCCGACCTTATGACCATCGGCTTCGACCTGTCCGCGCTGTTCGGCATCCCTGCGGAAAATGTGTATAACATGGTCCGGGGAACCGTCGGAAATGTGGGCGATTGGACCGGACACCCGGTCGATTGGGCCACGGACGAGAGCAACACCGTCAAGGGCATGAAGGCCGCGTGGGAGAACGGGCATTATGACACGGCCAAGCGGAAGATGAAGGAGCTTATCCAGGACAAGATGGACGACGGCAAGACGGAAAAGGAGGCCAAGTCCAGCCTAAAGTCCTCCATGACCAGTTATCTCAAGCCCCTGTACATCAAAGCCTACAGAGCGAAGGACAACAAGGAAATGGACCGGGTCCGCAAGATCCTGGTGGAGTGCGGCCTCTACGACGACGTGGCAAAGACCCTGGCTACGTGGGTCAAGGACATCTAAAAACAGAGCGGTGGGGGGCATAGAGAGACCCCCCACCGTTTTGTTATGCTATAGCATGAGAAGAGGTGAGACCGTGACCAAATTCATCCCGCCGCCCAGCGACATCAAGGACCGGGCGGTATACGACTATCTTTACAAGCTCCAGGAGTATCTCCGCGTAGCGGTGGGCAACCTGGGCAGCGGCATCGGCGGCGAGGACGCCACGCTATCCGGCGGCACCGTGGTGGTGGCCGGCGGGTCCTCCGCAGCGGCGAAGCAGGGTCAGTACGAAGAGCTGAAGGCGCTCATCATCAAGACCGCCGAAGAGGTGGAGGCGCGGACGCAGTTTGATCTGTCCGGCCTGCGCACGCTCATCGAGAACATGGGCGACATGATCGAAGCAGACGAGCTGACGCTGGCTGCTATCCAGCAGAATTACGTGGCCGTGTCCGACTTCGGCACCTATCAGGAAAGCATTGCCCAGCAGCTGTCCCTGCTTGGTGACAGCATCCAGCAAAACATCGCCATGATCACCCTGCTGGAATCCAACGTGGACGAGGTCAGCGCAGATTTCCACACCTGGCTGATGGAGACGCAGGGCTATATCCGGTCCGGCATCGTTGGGTATCGGGAGGACAGCACGCCCATTATCGGTATCGCCATTGGGCAGGATCTCAAGGTAGTCACGGACGCCAGCGGGGAAGAGGTCACCACGACCGTCACCCTGGAGGATGGGCGCACCATCGAGGCCGTCACCATTCGGCAGGAATCCTTCCGTGCCATCTATGCGGCTGACGAGCTTTCCTTCTGGAACGGCCCCAACAAGATTGCCTACATGAACGGCAACAGGCTTTACATCACCAACGTGGTGGCCGTAAACAGCCTGCAGATCGGCCCCTGGTCCATCAAGGACGACGGCGTCAACGGCCTGACCATCAAGTGGATCGGAGGTGCGTCGTAATGGCTTTATCCGGCAGAATCAACGGTTCCTATGCGGCCAGCTCCTACGCGCCTTACGTTAAATGGTCCGTAACACAAAGCATCCCGAACAACAAGTCCACCATGAGTGTGACGTTCGGTATGCGCAAGGCATCCGAAAACAGCCTTTCCTACAACCTGGACGCACAGACGCTGACGCTGAAGGTCAACGGTACGACCTACACCCGGTCGATCACCTTTGACTTCAGGACGGCATCCGCTCCGTCCGATCATGACATCGTCACGATCTCCGGCATCGAGATCCCACACAACGCGGATGGCACCAAGAGCGTCAGCATCAGCGCATCGCATCCCACGGACATCTCGTTGGGCACCGGCAGCGTCTACGGCACAGCATCGCTGAACACCATCCCACGCGCTACCAAGCCGGAGGTGCCGGCGTCTGCGACTATCGGCGATACCATCACCATCACGCTGAACAGGGCCAGCAGCAGCTTTACGCACAACCTGGCCTATAAGCTGGGCAACGGGTCCTTCCGGAGCATCGCTACCGGCGTGGGGACCTCTCAAAGCTGGACGATTCCCACGTCCCTGTGCGACGAGCTGACAAGCGCCGCGTCCGGCACCGTCACCATCCGGGCCATCACCTACAACGGCAGCACCACAATCGGCACACAGACGGCCACCATGACGGTCAACGTGCCGTCTACGGTAAAACCCACGGCCACCATGACCACGGCCCTGGTGAACGAGAATACCACCGTAGCGGGCTGGGGCGTGGCCATCAAGGGCTTTACCAAGGTCAGCTACACCATCACCGGCGATGCCACGAACGACCACGGCGCCACCATCGCGGCCTACCAGTTTTCCGGAAACGGCGAGACCATCAGCGGGGCCACCGGCACGACCGGCGCCCTGACCACGGCTGGCTCCGTTGTAGTGCGGGGCCGGGTGCAGGACACCCGTGGGCGCTGGAGCGATTGGGCAGACATCACGCTGACCGTGCTGGACTACTCCACGCCGGAGATTCTGGACAGCAGCGCAGAGCGCGTGGACAGCAGCGGAGATCCGGCGGACGACGGCGAAAGCGTCAAGGTCAAGCTGAACGGCCAGGTAGCTGCTGTGGGCCAAAACGCGGCGACGGTCAAGTGGCGATACCGGCAGGCAGAAGGCGGCTGGAGCGCCTACGCAACTATCGCAAATAATGAGTACGTTGTGCTGTCCACGACCTTTTCCAAGGGCGTGACGTATGAGATTGAGCTGTCCGTGTGGGACGACCTGGGCAACACCAAGAGCGTGGTCTACACCATCCCCACAGAACATGTGAACATCGTTCTCCGCCCAGGCGGTCATGGCGTTGGCATTGGCAAACATTGCGAGCATGACGGCGAGATCGAAATAGAGGAGACCTGGGACATCCGGTACCACGGCGCCGTGATGACGGACCACGTTATCGAGCAGGGAACCACCGGCAACTGGACATATGTCAAGTGGGCATCCGGCAGGGCAGAGGCGTGGGGCGCGTTTGCGTTCAATTCTCTTCCTGTGACGCAGGCGTGGGGTTCTCTTTATGAGACCGCCAAGCAGCACGTTATCTTCCCGGTGGGCCTGTTCGTAGCGGTGCCAAACTGCCAGCTGACGCAGACCGGCAATTCCGCTTCATTCCTGGAGCTGGCCGACGAGCTGGACGCGACCCGGTCCCAAAACTTCTGGTTCGTTCGTGCGACGTCCCTTTCATCCGCGAATTTCACCATCCACGCCTACGTGAACGGGCGCTGGAAGTAGGGAGGAATGATATGTTTTACATTCAAGGAAACAACATCGAGATGACGCGGGGAGACACCCTCCACGCGGTCATCAATATGCGGGACCCGCTGGGCGTTATCTCCTATCCGGAGACCGGCGATGTGGTCACCTTCAACGCCATGCTGACCCGCGATGGCGAGGCGGTCATCACCAAGACAATCCCGCACGATACCATGACGCTGACGCTGGATCCGGAGGACACCGAGGAGCTGGCCTATGGCCGGTATATCTTCACCGTCAAGATCGTTCGCGCCGGCGGCGACGTGGACACCTTCATCGACGACGGCACCCTGACGCTGGTCAAGACCTGGCGGCACAAGCCCCACGATGCCTACGTGCCCTGGAGTCCCTGGATTCCGCTGAACAGCATGAATGGTTGGCTGGCACCCGGCGGCGCTGCTCCCGTGGATGCGGCGCTGAACATCTCCTCCACCCACCCGGTGCAGAACAGGGTGCTGTACCAGGCGCTGGCTGGCAAGGTGGACAAGGTCGAGGGCATGGGCCTGTCCCACAACGACTTTACCGACGCGCTGGCGCAGAAGCTGGCCGACATCGAGAACGGCGCCACCAATGTCACCGTGGACGCCCTGTTCGTGGCCGGCAGCACCAATCCGGTGCAGAGCAAGACCATCCAGGCAGCTCTTGCGGCCAAGGTGGATAAGGAGGTCGGCAAGGGCCTGTCCTCCAACGACTACACCAGCGCAGAGAAGGAGAAGCTGTCCGGCATCGAGGCCGGGGCGCAGAAGAACCCGGACCTGTCCGGCTATGCGCTGAAGAGCGAGGTCCACGACCTTCCGGCCGGCGGCACGACCGACCAGGTGCTGGCCAAGGCGTCTAACAGCGATCACGATTACAAGTGGGTCACGCCTTCCGGCGGTGGCGGGATGACCGTTGTCACGTATGGCACATCCACCAGCGCAGAGATCGAGGCTGCCTATCAAGCAGGCCGCACGGTATTCTGCGAACGCGACGGGGTGCTTCTTCCTTTGAGCTATCGCGGTTCGTCTACTTATCATATCTTCACCGGCTACGATGGCCTGTATCTGCTGATGTACATCTGTACCAACAGTAACTGGAGCGACGACAATAGGACCACGGATGACTTCTATGATGCGGATCCAATCATCTATGGTGTGGCTACAAGCGAAGACATCGAGGCGGCGCTTATGGCACGCCCGGTCATCTTCTGCGCGTTTGACGGCGGCTTCTATCCGCTTACCAAGCGCACCAGCGCAACGAACCATGTGTTCGGCGGCTGCTCGTCCAGCGGCGTTGTGACGATTACCTGCAATAACGGGACATGGAGCAACAATACAGAGGCCTTTATGCCGGCCGTACCCCTTGCACAGGTTGGTCAAATCCTACGCTACAATGGATTTGGATGGTCTGCACACACACCCACGAAAAGTGATGTCGGCCTCGCCAACGTCGACAACACCAGCGACCTCTCAAAACCCATCAGCACCGCCACGCAGACGGCGTTGGATGCAAAAATCACCGCTCCGTCTTCTCCCACGGCGGGCCAGTTTTTGGTCTATAACGGAACCGCATGGGTCGCACAGACCGTGCCTAATGCGAATGGGGTGAGTTTCTAATGGCGAATTACTTGACCAATGACACCGACCTTAAATCTGTTGCTGATGCCATCCGTACCAAGGGCGGGACGAGTGCGCAACTGGAGTTTCCGCAAGGGTTCGTGGATGCGATTGATGCGATTAGTGGCGGCGGCGTGTTGGGTGTGACGCAGGACGAGGATGGGTATCTTATGTTGTCGCCTGTGAGTGCTGGCGAATTGTACACCAAGACCTCCTATACTGCGGCGTCAAACACGAATTTTGCGGCGGTTGTTGCCGCCGTCAATATCCCTGTGGCACACCAAAACGAAATCCTAATTTGGAATGTTCGAGGGGCAAATAAACAGAGTAGCGGTTCTATTACTGGCAAGTGGGGGTTCACAATCACACAAAATGGTGGGGGTGTCAATAACGGCAGATGGTATCAAAGGGCGACATCCGTTGTCGCACCAGACAATGCCTCTCCTGCCAGTTCGTTGACCGCTGGGGGTGCGTGGGTGCAAGACGGGCACTATTACGCTGGAGCATCCGCCATTTTTATCATTGCAGGTGGAAACACGGTAGATTTCATCCAAATCCCCTATAACATCGGCTGGGCAACGGCGTAAGGAGGAGGTGCGGTTATGGATTATTTCAAGTCAGTTGTTGACGGGTACATTTTGGGTGTATCCGCTGGCAACGGGAAAACGAAAATCACAGAGTCCGAATACAACGATATTCTGCGTGTTATCCACAATAGGCCGTCCGCTACGGAAACCGTTGACTATCGTCTTCGTGAAGATTTGACATGGGAAGAGTATGAGGTCGAGCCGGACGGAGACCCTCCTGTGACCGAGGACATTGATGATGCCGAAGCACTCAACATCATCTTGGGAGGTGACACAGAATGAGCGACAATCTTGTAATCGGCGGTGCTACTTTTAGCGGCGTGACAGGGATTAAGGCAACGGATACACAGGATAATACCGTGACATTTTTAAACGGATGTGACCCCGATGATTATTATGAGGGAATCGAGCCGAGTGGTGAAGTAGTCCTCGACAGAGCAACTGCGCTATCTGCATTTCGTGGTGCGGGTAGACGGTTGGTTACAAAGATTTCAAGTGATACGGTTACAAAATTTAGCGGTGACCGCATTTTCAACAACTGTACCGCCTTGGAAGAAATCGTAATGACGAATGTAACGAGTTGCGCTGGACAGTATTTGACTTCGGGGTGTAATGCACTAAAGCGGGTTTATTTGCCAAAATTAGCATCTGTGACCAAGGAATACGCCTTTCCGTGTAGCGGGACAACCGATTGTGTGTTTGTGTTCCCCGCATTGACCAAAATACCAGCACGTCTTTTCCGGGATTGCGGTACACGAATGGTTGCAGACTTTGGCACAAGCGCAACTGCAATCGGTGGCAATGATGTGTGGTATACAGGCGGCGGCACAACTTGTGTGGCAATCTTTCGTAGTCCTACTTTGGTAGCCGCTCCACATACCGATACTATCAAAATGTTGAGAACCATATACGTGCCACAGGCGTTGATTTCAAGTTATCAATCGGCAACGAACTGGGCAACAAGGTACAACAACAACACTCTGACCATCAACGCTATTGAGGGAAGTGTCTATGAACACAACTATGCTGATGGTACTCCCATCCCCACCACATAAGGAGGTGTGAACATGATTGTACAAGAAACGTATATGATTGGAGACCATCAGTTTATCCGCACATACTCCGATGCAAACCGCTATGTGGTGCGGGACGGCATTGAGTACGGTGAAGCGAATGACCCGGCAGAGTTTGGCAGAACATACACCGAGGGCAACTTGATGACCGATGAGGAAATCGAGTCCAACGCCCGTGAGATTCTCGACATTATTTTCGGAGGTGACGAGTAATGACCCGTGAACACGCATACAAGATTCGTGAGATGCTCCACAAGGCAAGCGCATCACTCGCAGACGATGACGCACTTGAGGCCATCGAGTTGTTCGCTCCGTGGCAACCCGACACCGACTACGCCGTGGATGTGCGAGTCCGCTACGGCGATAAACTCTACAGATGCGTACAGGCGCACAAGTCCCAGACCGATTGGACTCCCTCCGCTACTCCTGCTCTGTGGACGGAGGTGGCGAAGCCGGGTGAGATTCCGGTTTGGCAACGCCCCGAAGGCGCACATGACGCATACCGCATCGGTGCCAAGGTGCGCTACCCGGACGAGAACGGCCCTGTCTATGTCTGTATCAGCGACTACAACATCTACTCCCCGGACGAGTTTCCGGCTGGGTGGGAAAAGGAGGAGTGACCTGTGACCGAGATTTGGGTGTCCGCCATCGGCGCCTTGGCCACCATCCTTGCCGTGTGGCTGCAGAGCAAAGCCAGCCGGAAGGAAATGATCCACCAGCTGGAGTTGCAGCAGGAGCGTGCCGACGCCAGCCTAACCACGTCCCTGGCTGTGACCACACAGCGGATGGATGACCTCACCCGCGAGGTTCGGGAACACAACAATTTTGCCAGGCGGCTACCCGTAGTTGAGGAGCAAATCAAGGTCATCAATCACCGGCTATCCGACCTGGAACATAAATCTGCATCTTGAGGAGGTAAACACTATGACGAAGATTTGGATCAAGGCGGCGCTTGTCCGTGCCGTCCGCACCGTCGCCCAGGCTGCCGCGTCGCTGATTGGCGTCGGTGCCGTGATGAGCGACATCGATTGGCCCATGGTGGCAAGCGCGTCTCTGGTGGCTGGCATTCTGTCCCTGCTGACCAGCTTGGCCGGTCTGCCCGAAGTGGAGATGGAGCAGAAGGCCGCCGACAACGAGGCTTGCTATGCCAAGGCGCTGCAGGAGGCCAACGAGCTACGCGAGGAGCTTTACCCTGAAGACGATGGAAGGGAGGAGTCCGAAAATGCCTAAAGTCTTTTTGAGTCCGTCCAACCAGTACGAAAACCGCTACGCCTACGGTAACACGAACGAAGGCAGGCAAATGGGCATCGTGGCCAACCTGCTGAAGGTATCCCTCCAGCGGTGTGGCTTTGAGGTCCTGCTGATGCACGACCAGACGATGGCCGAGAAGGTGCGGACCGCCAACAACTGGGGCGCGGATCTGTACATCCCCATCCATTCGAACGCCTGCAACGGCAAAGTGAGTGGCACACGGATGTTCTGTTGGAGCATTCCCGGTAGTGGTTATGACGCCTGCCTGGCTATTTTCCGCTATCTCGCTCCGCTGACGCCCGGCGAGTCCGAGAGCATCAAGGTGGCCGACGACCTGTATGAAGTCAAGTGGCCTTACGCTCCGGTGGCTTACATCGAGACCGACTTCCACGACGTTCCGGAGACGGCCAAGTGGATCATGGAGCATACCGCCGAGATCGCCGAAGCGATTTGCAAGGGCGTGTGCAGCTACTTCAAGGTGCAGTACGTCGCGCCCAAGAACACTCCCGCCGGCAGGACCTGCGACGTCAAGCTGCCGGTTCTGGAAATCAACTGCGAGGGCGAATACGTCAAGACCTTGCAGATCCTGTTGAACAAATACAATAACGCCAAGCTGACCGAGGACTGGTCCTTCGGGCCGGCCACCGAAAAGGCGGTCATCGCCTGGCAGAAGGACCGGGGCCTCCAAGCGGATGGCGTAGTAGGCGAGAAGAGCTGGAGCCAGCTGCTGAAGTAAGGAGGACCGGCATGTGATGTCTTGGGTGTTGT